TGGCAGAAATCCATTTTCCGTTGCCGACCTTATACTGAAACTCCTGCCCGGCACTATAATTCTTGTCCGCGATTTTCCACGTACACACAAAATAGTTGCCGTTTCGCGTGATGGTGAGTCCGCTCGGCTTCTTGGTCTTAACATCTTTTTTAACGATTCTTGTCACTGTCGCCATATCACGCCGTCCTCACTTCCAACTCCATCTGTCTCATAAGCCGCGTCGCCCACTGTTCGGGACTGTCCGTGCCGTTCACGGTGACGTTGATGGTCACATTCCGACCGCCGCCCGATGCCTCTTTAATGTCCCTCATCAGGGCATCGCGGCCATACAGGAATTCGTCATTCTTCTCACCGGCGCCAAACAGCACCTTGGAATCGAACAGATACGGCTGGCTTTCCGCTTTGCTGTACCAGATCGTACTGATCGACGGCACGGATCCTGTCTCAGCGTTGAAGCTTCCTGACATGGAGAAGTGCGGCACTGCAATGTGCTGGTTGAACGAAAAGCTTGTGTTGGAGAACATTCTGTCCAGCTCTCCAATGCCGGCTTTTGCGGCTCCAATCGCGCCACTCATTTCCCTCTGCATGCTGCTCGCAAGGTGCATAGCATTAAAGGATGCTGTAACCCTGGACAGCGCTGATTTTGATGATGATCCAAACGATGTGATCGCCTTACCCGTCGAGTTGCCCGTGTTTGCGAGTCTGTGCAATCCCGTCGTTAGTGTGTTGATCTTGGTGGCACCCGTTCCGGCTTCACCGGCCGCTTTCGTGATCTTACCGACGCCCGTCGCTACTGCAGTCAATGTGCTTGCAAGGTCGAGTACACCGGTATTATTTGTCAGATTGATCACTGCTCCGGAGAGCTTTTCGAAGCCTGTCCCGGCATTCAGCGCAGACTCTCCCATGCTGTCGATGATCCCCGCAAAAGAATCAAGCACATCTGAGATACCGCCTGATATGGAATCAACGATGGATGTGATGCCGTCTGATACCGACGTGATCACGCCGCTGGTCGTCTCTCCCACGTTGGATACCACGCTGTTGATCTCAGCGGAGTTATCTGACACTGTGGTCACAAGGCCGCCAACCGCGTCCGTCACGCGCGAAACGCCGTCGCAGATAAGATCGACACCAGCACCGATCCCAAGCATTGCTGCTCCGAATACGCCAATACCGACAGCTCCTGCTGTCAGTGCCGGTCCGACCGCTGCCGCGACCGCCATAAGTGCGCCAATGCCAATGGCCATGCCGGCCAGTGTAGCAATAGCCGGTGTTCCTGCCTCTGATACCCGGATAGCAGCATCTGCTAATACAGATATGCCCTGTGCAGCAATATAGAGTGCCGCTGCTGCCGCAATCATCTGGATCGCCTGGGCCCCAACAGCTTCGAGCGATACGCTTGCTGTCGCTACAGGAGCAGCTGCGCCGGCCGCCGCAGAACCAAGGCCCCCAAGACCTCCAGCAAGAGATCCGATGCCTCCGACGAGAGTGCTGATTCCACCAACTACCTTACCTCCGATCACGAGCAGAGGACCTGCGACAGCCGCGATTCCTGCGATCTTGATGATCGTGTCCTGCATCTCAGGAGACAGCCCCGTCCACGCATCTGCTGCCTTTTCGACGCCATCTCCCACACGTTCCATAATGTCTGCCAACGCAGGACCGGCAGAATCAACGATATCTGCTCCAATTACCTTGAGTTCGTTGAGTGTGGTCTGAAAGCGCTCCATCGGAGACAGTGTGCCTTCAAACGTATCAGATACAGAGCCACCTGCATCAATCGCCGCATTACTAAGGTTTGTAAAATCAATCGTACCGTTCTTCACGGCGCCATAAATCTGATCACCGGATTTTCCAAACAGGTCATAAGCCGCTGTCAGACCATCCATGCCGTCTGTGCCATTCAGGATAGCGTCCTGCAGCTCGCTCAGAGCCGTGTTCATGTCCTTGCCGTCTTTTGCCGCATTCTTCAGAGCCTTTCGTAAGCCCTGCATGACCGTCTCACTGTTGGCACCAGATTTTTCCATCTGCCCCATGAACAGCACCGCCTGGTCAGCGCTCAGACCCATTTCCTCAAATGCTGTGGCGTTCTGGATCAGTCCGCTTGTTAGAGTGTCAACAGATACACCTGTATTCTGACCCACCGCATTCAGTACATCGAGCATGTGAGTTGCGTCGCTTGCATCCATTCCGAATGCGGACAGTGCTTTTTGTACTGAGTCCACAGACTTCGATACGTCCTGGTCATTCAGCTTTGCGAATTTTATAAACTGCTCTGATAAGCTTTCCAGTTCTGACCCGGTAACTCCGAATCTCGTATTGACTTCACCGATAGCCGCCCCGGCTGTCTCAAAATCCGTCGGAATAGATGTTGCAATATTGTTAAGGATGCCATGCATCTCGTCGAGCGCTTCGCCGGAAGCTCCTGTCTTCGTGACGATGGTGTCTAGCCCCTGGTCGACTTCTTTCCATGCAGCTACAGAAGCGGCTCCTACAGCTGTCAACGGCGCAGTGATACCCTTTGTGAGAGCGCCACCTGCACTGCCCATTTTTTTACTGATAGATTCAGTCATTTTTGAGCCGGCAACATTACCCGCCGCAGTGCCCGCAGGACCAGCCGCCTGACTCATGTCATTCGTTATTTTTTCCTGTGCGCCCGCCATTACCGGCGTGACGGTTATTGTCGCCTGTGCTACTTCTGGCATTGTGTTCAGCCCTCTTTTTGTCAAACCATTTCTGCAGCTCATCCGGCGGCAGGCCGCCAGATCCTATGTGCTGTTCATCATCCGGATTCTTATCCCACGGTCTTGGATACTTCTTAAACGCCTTTGTTGGCCTTCTTTCTCCGATCGCAACCAGGTTGGCGTTGATCAGCATGAGTACATCCCAAATGTCTGCCAGGATCCTGTTGGTCTTCTGTGTGGTTCCCCAGAATTCAAGTTCCGGATAGCATTCCCGCATAATTGCAGAATCTGGTCCGATGTTCTTCAAAAAAGAATCGAGCGCATCCCATGATAGAGAGCGCCCGATATCATTCAATTCATTACCTGTCTTAGTCAACAGGTCGTATTCTATAGCCCCGCTGTGTTCCTCAACGGTTTTAGCGAGGCTTACGATTCCCCCTGTGTTTTTCCAGATGCCTTTTCAGATTCTCTGCGCCAAACATTGACAAGCTCGTTATATTCGTCAATGCTAAGGCTTTCGAAGATCTCCTCAGGGACGTTCTTCTTAAAAAAAGAGTATGTCCCTTCTACGGATTCCAGCAACCTGGCTTCTTTCCAGTTAAGACTGCCCATCAGCGGGATCGTAAATGAGTTCTCGCCGATGTTAACTCTAAGAGTCTTTGCCTCTTTGCGTTTGAGTGTAAATACTGCCATGCTCCGATACCCTCCCTTGATCTGTATTACGCCGCGTCGCCTTCGTCTACGATCATCTGGAAACCTTCATCAAGTGCTGTGATGGTCGGCACCCAGTTGATAGCCGAGTTCGGTGCGAATGTGACGTTGTCAACAGCTGTAACCTGGCCATTCTCACAGCCAATTGCGATCATGGAATCGCCGTCTTTCATGAGCCACAGGAATGCTTCAGGCTCCGGCAGGTTGCCGTCAGACAGATTCACATTGATCAGTTTGCCGTGTCCGGTCGTCGCCGCAGTGGTTGTCACATTGTCTTCGCCAACGACCGTCTTCAGCGCTTCCTCGATCGTGTCCATGATGGGAGCCTGGATCGTCTCGGAATGCTCAGTCATGATTACTCGCTTTACCTTATTCGCCCAGTTGCGCAGATTCGTGCTTGTCTTGTTAAGAGCAAGCGTAATACCTGCGTCGGACACATCGCCGACCTTAACCCAAGCCACGTTAAGCTGCTCAGAAGGATATGTGGGCAGTGCCGTGCCGGCGGGAGCGTGGTAAAACATACCGGTCGCAAGACCAAGTCCCAGTTTTGTATCCATAAATTAAACCTCCGTTTCGTCCTGATGTGCCGTGACGGATAACCTCGCTGAGCACATCGCCAAATCAGGCCGCACAGGATCACTGCCCCATGAGCCGGATGAATTAACTACTATATGTCTCAATGCAGTGGTCTGCTTTTTCGCCACCGCTTTCAAAATACCGATTGCCTTGTTAAGATATCCCAGCGCATCCGCCTCCACTTCTGCCCTGGAATCGATCACAACCTCAAATGTGTCGATGGTCTGTGATGTCGTGCCTCCTACCTGTGTGATCAGAAGGTTCGGCAGTTCATAATCTTCGGGAAGCGGACGGCA